CAGAATCTGGTCGACATCAACAGTAGCCTCAGTCCAGTTTATAAGATCATCCGAATACCAGGGATGAAACCTTGCACTCCAACTCAAACCTATATAGTAGTTAAGAATAACGACATAACGACCAGTACTACGGTCACAGTCTATACCTCTGGTATCCATACCTCCGCCGTCACCTTCAGCCATATCAGCATCGAAAGCATTTCTGTGAGTTGTGATATCGATATCACCGCTAGCTCTATCAATTATTCCGATACTGTTAGCTCTTTGGTTTCCATCCGATGCGTGTCGACCAGTAAATACCAGTTTACCTGGAGTGGCATGTCGACCAACAGATGAGATTTCTGCAAAGCCATCGAAGTTACCGGCAACCAGGGACTGTCCTGTCACAATACAGTTAGCTGCAGGAGCGTGCATTATTGAGTTCGCGGACAGATCAGTGATGATGGTAGCGGGGGTTGCACAGCGTACGTTCAATACGGCTGTGTCGAGAATTGTGTATGCAGCGTCAGTACCGGTAACCAGATGAACGGTATACCTGCCTGCTTCTGTCTGATTGAAGGTGTAAGTAAGAGCGCCGGGGGTATGCACGCCAGCCCAGTTGATCGGTTGAACCCATCCAGTTCCTGGGTCAGTAAAATAAGTAGAGATCCCGTCTGGGCCCATAACGACTATATCAAAATCAGCCTTAACCAGCACCTTGTTCAAGGCGGTATGGATGGTCCAGTTGATCGTTATGTCAGTTTCGATTAAATACATCGGGGGATTATAACCTAAGAAGACGGGGGGTGTACAAAAAGTAAAGGCCCCGAAGGGCCTTCATGTACGTGCTTAGATGGTTGGCTTATCTGTTGCCTTCCATTGTGCCTTGAGCGGCCTGGCGAGTAGCAATCTGATCGATTTCCTTTTGGTCCAGGGGCGGAAGGACTTCGATAGCGAACTCAGGTACCATTCTGCCTTGACGAACCTTGACACCATTATCGAGCTTGACGGTATGAAAGGTCTGACATTGCTTGTTCTTCAAGAACTCATACAGCATACCTGGGACATGCCAGGCGTCGACATTGAAAGGTACGAATTTCCGAATCGTGCCCACCAGTCGATTTTGGACGGTATAGATCTCGCCATTCCAGTCGGCTTTGGCGGGGTTCATGCAGGTAAGACGAATACGAACCAGACCTTTTGCCTTTTTGGCGCGCTCACGTAGTTCATAGGCACGCTGAACCTTCTTTTCCTTGCCCGTAAGTTTCTGAGCAACGGTTACCGGCTTCGCAGTTTTAGCTTCATGCTTTGCAATGAGAGCTTTAGCTGCAATGAGAGCAGTACTTTCGGTATCGTCATCGACAGTTGGGTCAGCTACTACTACAGTTGCGACTACGGGCGCTGTAACTACGGGCTCTACGGGTTCGACTTCGTCGACTGGATCTTCATCTTCGTCTTCGATGCCTTCGCCTTCGAGGCGGGCATTAACCAGGGCTTTTAGCTTGGTTACGCCCATGTTTGGGTGGTGTTTGATGCCCATCAATTTGGCACGGGCTTGGAGGGAGTCAATCTCGGATTCAGAAGCTTCTGTATTTTCCGGTTGATTTTCTTCAGTCATGAGTTCTATTTCTCTTGGGTTTAAAGTAAAAACCCTACCCCCGTGAAGGGGTAGGGATATTCAGGGTTGAGATTACGCGATTGCGATGGTCTCAAGACGTGCGATCCACTCAGGGCGCAGCGCCATGAAGGCGTAGTACCACTTGATTGAGTAGAAACCAGTCTCACCATAGGGATCGTGACGATCCGCGGTATCCTTGCCAGGCTTCTTGTGAGTGATCTTGAACTTCACAGTTTTGCCATTGGTTTGGAAGCCAACAGTGGTGAACGAACCGGAACCGACAACCAGCATCGGATGTACGTCGTAATGAACGGCTTCGTTCAGAGTGCTGACAGCGTACGGAGGAGTACTGTTGGTACCCTCGACTGCGCCTTCACCAGCATAATGCATCATCTCGGGGACAACGATTACGCGGAAGTGGCCGATTGAACCGACTTCGCCAGTGGCGACGCCAGAACCTTCTTTGGTACCACCAGCATGAGCATACTGCTCAACAGGAACGAACGCTTTGTTCGAGTGCAGGTCTTCCATGCCTTCGAGAACTTCCAGCAATTCCGAGCCACAGTAGATGTAGCGAGCCGCACCGATGATCTTGGTGTCAATGCTGCGTGACCCAGAGATGATGGTGGTAGACTTCGGACAACGGTTGTTATCCAGCGTAATCGACAGCTTGAGCAAGTCGGTGTACGTCAGAACGTCGTCGATCGTGGTTGCACCAGTCAGTTCAGCACGAGTAGTCGCATCACCGGAGTAGGCAACAACACCAGCAGCGCCCAGAAGGTCACGTTGCAGCAGGTCTTCTACGATCTCGTTGGCGCCGCGAAGCGTTTCACGAGTGATGTGCATCAGAAGATCCGCATCAGTATCGAAGTCCAGGCTTTCCTGGGTGTACTCGTCGAAGAAACCATACTTCTCAAGAGTGGCCGAAATGGTGGTACGGGTGAAACCAACACGGTTAACACGACCGCCATGCTCGGTCAGAGCCGGCATACGTGAAGTGATGGTACCAACGTCCTTGCTGGAGCCGTACAGTTGACCAGCACCTTGCGAAATACGCATGGTAGCGGGATCAAATGCAGCGATAGCATCACCGGTTGCTTTGGTAGCATAACCAGCAGCGTTGCCAGCCATGACCGCATCAGTAACCAGTACGTTCGGCTCAAGAGTGCCGTCAGTGTAGAACGCGTGCCATTCGCCGGTAAGGGTCGTTACAGACGCGCCGTCGAGACCTTGGTCGTTCAGGTTGGCATCATCCAGCATCGGCAGGTAGTGATGTTGCTTGATGGTTTTACCCATGTTCTTCGGCATTGCACGTACGTCAGCCAGTTGGCCGAAATAACGCTCTTTGACGATTTCGATGAGGGCTTTTTTGTAAAAATAAGCCGGGTTGATCTGCGTGGTCGCGCCAATGGTAGCGTTATCGCCATCCACATTGGAGCCATATTCCGCGCCGGTTTCGTAAGGTGAAGCAGCCATGATTAATTACCTCTTAGGTATATAGTTAAGTTACCGGAAGACACCCGCGGCCGATTGCTTTTCGAAATCTTCATCACTCATATCGAGCGGGTTGAAATCGGCATTCGGCTTCGTGCTTTTCGCCTTCGTGGTTGATGCTGCAGCTTCGCGCGCTTTTTTGCGTTTGGCGGCAGTTTCAAGGTCTTTCTTGTCATCTTTGTCGTCCTGCTGAGGGGCAGCACTCTTCTGAGTAACAAGTTTTCCTTGTGCACTAAGCTCTTGGCCTATGTGCATGTAAGCTTCAAGATCGGGCTTGTCAGTTAGACGCCCTACCATTCGCTCACTTTCCATCACGGAAACTATCTGATCGTATATACCGGATTGTATGTGCTCATCAATCACAGTGATAATTTTTGGATCATTGAGAGCAATTTTCTTGCTCTGTTCATCCCATTTATTACTAATAGTATCAATAGTCTTGGGGAACGATTCGTTATCCTTCAAATCGTCCAGTACTTGGTCCAACCCAAACTGCGAGTCGCTGACCTGGTGGTTCTTGGGTTTGTAATCAGCATCTGTGCTGCCTACATCCAATGGATCCACTTTTGCATCTTTCAACAACTTGGCGATAGCTCCAGCATCGTGGTTCGAGAGATCAATAAGGTGGTTGATCTTTTCCTCGTCCAATAGACCGTTGGTGTCTAACATCTTTACTACTTTAAGACCTGGCTTGAGCGCAGCCATCTTCTTGTTGTAGTTCGCTCCCATTTTCATGAGCGTCAATGCGTCATCAACATTGTCTACCTGGATCTGTCGACCATTAGCCTTGAAAGGCGCCAGGAGCTTCTCATACTCCTGTTTATAGTCGATTTTTGCATCGTCTTTCGACTCCGCATCCTTCTCAGGCTTTTTATCATCAGACTTATCATCTTCAGACTTGTCATCCTTTTCACTTTCGTCGTCGTCAGTGTCGTCGCCATCAGCGTCTTCATCTGAGTCAGTATCGTCAGCATCCTTGCTGGCGGTTTTGGTGGACTTTTCAGGCTCTTTTTCTTCGTCCTGATCTTCCTTTTCGTCCTTCTCGTTCTCGTCCTCTTCATCCTTGTCCTTGTCGGACTCTGCGGATGGCCCTGCTTTCGCCTGGCCCCCGCTCGCAGTTTGCATGGACGCTTCAGCTATCTGTTCGTTGGTCATTTCAGCCAGGTCATCATCAGACATATCCAAAACGTCTGTGGAAAAACCTTCAAGATCGTCCCCGTCTTCCTGATCAACTACTTCATCGTCATCGATATCTAAAGCGCCCATAGATTACGCTCCTTCTTCCAGAAGCTCTGCTTGAGCCTCTTCCATCTGAGCCATCGCATCTGCAGCGATGTTACCGGCACGACGTACCTTGTTCAGGTAGGCTTGTACTGCGCCGATGCCGAACATTTGGCGATCGATGCTTTCCTGCTTCTCCGGAGAACTGAATTCCAGGTCCATCTTCAATGCAACCAATCGAATGGCTTCATCTTCGAAATACCCTACTTCAATGATTTTCTTGAAAGAGGGGTTGGCTAAAAGTTTGGTGAGCTCGTCATTGAGTCGAATCACTTCCCTGGCTTGGTCAATTTCGACTTCCAAGGTTTCGATATCTGAATTTGACATATGCTACTAAGTACCTTCTGTTGGTTAATGTTCTGTAATTATAAAGAAAAGTTTTTCAAAAGAGAAGTCACTTCGGCACTTGAATCACCCTTTTCAGGGTTTTTTTCGTCCGAAATGGCAGTTGAAGCTGCATCAATGGACTTTAAATCCATTTGACCCTTGTTTTTGAGCTCTTGCTTGTCCTGGTCCCGGTTATGGGATACTCCTTCCTTTTGTTCCAGGAAGTCCAGGTCCATCTTGTCAGCATCGCTGTTCATTTGACGCTGTTTCGCCTGCTCAGTTCCAACCTTCTCGCCTTTAACATCGGCATCAACTTCATTCTCAGCAGCTTTGCTGTAAGCTTCAACAGTTTGGGCTTTAATCAGTTCGATCTCAGCTTCTTGCAGTGCTACGGCCAATGGATCAGGCTGCGGCTGGTATTCTTCAATCTGCTTGGCCAACTTGGGCATCTTACGCAGTCGAGCAATCTCAGCACGAATCATACGCACTTCAGCAGGATCCTGGGTTGACGCACCGGTCTGAAGCATGAACGAGAGCTCTTGAGCTTTCTCATTGTCTGCTTCTGCAGTGCTGATGGTCAAACGCAGGTCGAAAGAGCCGGCCAGGTCGTCACGTCGAATAGGAACGAACTCGTCATTGGTGATCCGGACGATTTCTTCATCTTCCAGGAATTCAGAATTCATGCTGACGAACTTTCGTCCAATTTGGATAATACCATCCGCCAGGCGACGCAGGATCCCCAGCTCACGCTTGGAAGCAGCATCAAGGGCGCCACGTACAGCTGTCGCTGTTGACCCAAGAGCAGCACCAGAAATACCTTGGGAGAAGGTCTTCACGCCAGTGATTGCTTCAGCTTCCTGGTTCTGGAGGTTGATCATTTCGAGAGCAGACCGCGGAATCTCAGGGAACTCTCCCATTTGGAATGCTTGCCGCGGGTCGATACCCTGGTTGAACTGGTAATCATCACCAGCTTCGAACTTACGTCTATTCACGGTATCCAGGGCGTTCTTACTGGAGCCTTGTTGGCCTGCAGCGCTTCGACCCATGATATCAATCATACCCCGGGTGACAGCACCAATGATTTGCTGGTTATCTTCCAGGAGGGCGCCATCGGGCTCGCCATAGTTTTCATTTGCCACAGGCAGGTACTTGACCCGGACAAACGGAAGTTCTTTATCTGGAAACGGATTTCTCTCGAGCCGAACGACTACATCTCCGATCCATGAACAGAG